TCAACTTCTCAGACCGTGTCGCTGACTTAGCTCCAGAGGAATCTCCATTCTTCGTATATCTTTCAAAGGTAGCTAAAGTCCCTACGGATGACCCACAATTCCGATTTTTAGAAGACCGTTCTAAAATTTCTATGACAGATAGAAGTTTTTTACTAGCTGGTTCACATTCAATACCAGCATCCGGTTCTTCATTAACATACACAGTAGATGCTAGCGATGGAAGTCAAGATTGGCTAATGAAGGGAATGGTTTTTGCAGTAGGATATGAAGAAAACAATTCACCTGAAACAATTATAGTTAGAATCGAAAGTGCACCTGTAGATAACGGTGATACTACTAGCTTTGTTGGTAAAACAATTTCAGCTATAGATGGGGCAGAAACAGGAGCAGATAATACAAGTTGTCAAGTTATTGGTACATCTTTTGGAGAAGGTTCTGGAGCACCAGATGTTTTCTCACAAGAGTTAGAAGATGATTTTGGATTTACACAAATCTTTAAAACAGCTTGTGAAATGTCTAATACAGCTAGAGCAACTAGATACCGTGGTTACGAAGACGAGTTCCAAAGAATTTGGAATCTTAAACTACGTGAACATAAAGTAGACATCGAAAGAGCTATGCTTTTTGGTCAACGTGCAAGCGTTGGTGGGATACAATACTCAGAAGGTATTGCAGGTCACATTATCAAAAATGGTACAGCAGTAGTAAATGATGCGGCTTTAGCTTATTCTTCAGGAGCTCCTTATTTTAGAAGCTCAACTGCGGCTGAGTTAACATATGACAGAATTCTATCTGATTTCGAAGTTGTATATGACCCAGCTCGTGGTGGTGGAGATTCAAAGTTAGCATTAGCAAGTTTACCTGTTATTACCTTTTTTAATAAGTTAGGTGCAGATGCTTTCTTAAACACCACAATGCAAGCTGGAACTTCAACTAGTGTAAACGACGTTTCAAATCTTCGTTACAACCTTTCTGAAAAGCAAGGTTCATACGGTCATAGAATCTTAAGTGTTGATACAATTCACGGACAAATGAATTTAGTCAAAGAACCTTTGTTTAGAGGTCACGCTTCAGGTTTCTTATGTATGGTTGATTTAGACCACGTAGCTTACAGACCATTAGTTGGTAACGGTGTTAATCGTGATACTCAGATTATGACTAACGTACAATCAGCAGATGAAGATTTACGTAAGGATATGATTATGACTGAAGCTGGTTTAGAAGTTAGTCTTCCAGAGACTCACTATTTAATTAACTTAGAAGGAGTTTAATTATGGCTAGAGCAAGTTACTTAGAGCAAAATAGTGGTAGTACTTTCGGACATAAGTTAAAAGTAGAACCAGTAAAAGCGGCTAGAACATTATCTAATAATGATAGTGGAAAGGTTTTTATGCTTGATTCTGCTGGAGGAGCTTATTCAATAACTCTCCCAACAGCGGCTACTGGAGAACAGGGAGTTTACTACAAGTTCATCGTAGAAGAAGAAACTCCAACTGGTGCAATTACTATTGCGGCAGGTAGTGCTATAATTAGTATGGTTCAAAAAGATGCTGGAGGAGATGCCTCTAACTCAACTGCAGGTACTCAAGTATCTAACTTAGTTATAGGAACATCAGCACAAAAAGGTGACGTTATAGAGCTTATGTTTTTTAATGGCGAGTATGTTGGTACTGTTTTATCTGGTATTAATGACGCTATAACTACATCATAAACTGAATAAATAAAGTTAACAGTACGGAACTGTGGGGGTTGTCGAATAAAGGGTAACCCCCAAAATCCTAAAGGGAAAATATGAATTGTGTAAAATGTAAAAGTCCAAACCCAGAACAATGGTTCTACTGTAGGAAGTGTGGAAGCAGAGCTTCTGAGCCTACATACACAACTAATATGTTTATGCAAAGTGAGATTGGTAAGAGAAGTGATATAGAATTTTCAACAATGAGTATGGATGACCATATTGCAAAAACTAAAAAAACAAATAAACATACTAGTAATAAAATTTGGAAAGAAAGAATTAAACAAGCAGGTGCTATTTAATGGCTAACTTTGACGTACAGATACAAGATATTATAGGTACATTTAGTGACCAAGCAGCTATGGATGATTTTATGACTGCTGGATGTAAAGAGATTATAAATGCTTTACCTCCTCAGTTGTTATTAAAGTGTGCTGATATTTCTACATTAAATAACAGCACTACTACTTTAACAAATTTGGATACCAAGGGACTAGTGTTGGATGTTCTTAGATACGATGGAACTATAGACCATCCTTGTAGGTTAGTACCTGTTTATAAAAGAGGCAGAATACAAGACGCTTCTGATATGGAAGTAGCAAGTACTACAGACCCAGCATATTTAATATTCGATAATACACTAGAGGTTTATCCGACCCCTACTGCTGGAAATACAGCAAAAGTTCATCACGTTATATACCCTACCGTAGATGCAAGTGCTGTTTCTACTATAGCTAACTTTCCAGATGAAGCTGAGTACTTAGTAGTATTATATGCTTGTATAAAAGCAGTTCAACAATTATTAGCTACAGAAGAAGATATAGAATTATATAATCCTATGTTAGCTCAATTAAAAGATGATTACAGTAAAGGACTAGCACAGCTAGTAAACTAATATGGCAGTACATTCAATAAGTGTAAAAGAATTAATAAGTCGAGTAAGACTTGTATTTCCAGATGCTCCTGAAGCGTACATTATGAATTTAATTAATGATGCTTTAGTAGAAATAGGAATGTTTAAAACAAAAGTTGTTCACGCTAAGATAAGTACAACTGCGAATAAAATGTATTACAATTTAGCAGATGGAGCTCAAGACTCAAGTAATAATAAGTTGGAAGCTAATCATATATTAAGAGTTTACTTAATGGATAATGAGGGTGATTATATACAGATACCTAGGTTACTTGATAAAAATTTATTATTAGCTGACGCAACAAGTGAAGATAACGTAAACGCACCGGATTAATTATGGCAAGTAATATTAAATACCCAGAGAATGATGCAATGTACTTTATAGAAGGAGATGCATTAGCGTTAATAACTAAGGTAGATTCATCTGGTAATGCAAGAACTACAGCAAGAAAACAATTTAAAGCAATAGAAGAATCTGTAACTAATGGTATATTAATACATTACTATGCAGAACCAAATAGCGTAACTGCTATAACAGATAACTTAGATATAGATAATGCACTTGAGCTTTCCGTAGTAGACTATGTTAAAAAATGTTTATATATGGATAAAGCTGGTAAGACAGCAGACCCTAATGTTATGCAAGCGTCAATGGCTATGGCAACTAAACACGAAAGAAATTTTAAAGAAGCTATACAGAGGTATGGTGTCCGTAAAAAGGATAAGACTGGTGGCTCAAGAGTCGTCAAAGTACCAAATTTAGTTTAACCAATATAGAGGCTTTTAAAGCGGTGGTGGAGGAATATAGGATAAACAATGTCAGACATAAATAAATATACAACAAAAGAAGTTCTTAATAAAGTTCTTCTTGATTCTTCAGGTAATGCAGTTAATGCATACTCTCACACTTCACAAGAAGCCTTCAATGCGGCTTTAGATGATGCTAACAGTAGATTAAACGTAAACCTTGTAGGTGGTACTATAGGGGGAGATGTAACTATTACTGGTGATTTAACTGTAAATGGTGGTGGCTCACTAGCCTTTGATGAGATAATTCAAGGTACACAAGTAATTGATGTAACCAATACAGAAGCTTTATTAGTTCGTAAGAATGATGATGGTGGAGATGTCTTTGTTGTGGATACGACTAATTCAAAAGTTAGTATCTCTACTTCAGCTAAGTATGGAACTTTAACTGTTGGTGGAAGTGGAGAAGTCTTATCTCTAAGGTCATCAAGTGGTGCAAGTGAGTTACATTTTTATGAAGGTGGTACAACTAGAGGAGTAATATCAAGTCTTAATGGTTCGGATGGACTCTCTTTAAAGTCAGGTACTACTGAAAGAATGAGAATTACTAGTGATGGTAAAGTAGGCATAGGAACTACATCTCCAAGTGTACCTCTCCATGTTTATCACGGAACTTCTAATGGAGTTGCACTATTTGAAAGCGGTGATGCTAGTGCTGGTATTGCTTTAAAAGATAACTCTACTAGTAATAATGTTTTTCTTTTAGCAACTGGAGATAATTTTGGTATTCAGACTGGTGGGGTTGCAGATAGGTTAGTAGTAGACAGTTCAGGTGATGTTACATTTGGCAATACTGCAATTTTTGCAAATAATAAAAGTATTAACTTTTTAAATACAAGTGGAGCTGAGAAAGCAATAATTACATTCGATAGCTCAAACATTACTAAAATTGGAGATGCAAGTAGTAGTGGGACACTACAATTAAATTCAGGTGATGCTACATTTGCTGGTGATGTAACTGTTAATGGTGCAATAAAACAATTTAGAGACGATTCAAGCACAGTTGGCACTAATGATGTCGTTATTGAAAACGATGGTGGTGGTGATGTTAGT